CTCTATTCCCGCAATGCCTTCGATGCCTGCCTGACCGGCGCAGAACGGATCAACAAATTCCCAGTCACCTGATTCCAGAACAGCCTGAATGCAAAGCGTCGCGATCTCCGCACCATCGGCATTCTTAGGATTGCGTGGAAACGCCTTTGGATCTTGCCGTAACCGCTGTACAAGACCGACAATCTGATCAATCTTGCGGCCGATGCGGTTATAGGTGACGATCGGCTGGCGACGTGCGCGCAACGCCTTGATCTCTTCTGCGCTCCACTGGGCTCCATGGTAGTAGTGCCGCGCCTCGCGCTGCTCTTCGTATTCGAGCTGCTTAGCGGTCAGATAGTCGACGTAAGCCTGCCGCAAGCGCGAGACCGGCCAGAACCCATCCTCGTCGCCGCTAAAGTCAAAATCATCCGGCGCATTGGTCGACCACGAGCCGACCGTGCCCATGCCGGATTGGAAGTTCTCACCGATGGTTTGCGGCATTATTTACCTCAATCCGCGACGGCGCGCACGCATGAGCCAATCGGTATTTGCCTTGAATGGCGGCGGCGGAATGAACGGAATAAACTCGCCGGAAACAGTCAGCCCGAGATTTTGCGTGTACGATGCGGACTTTGCCGATGGCCAATCGGCCTGACTGAACGGCATCGGGCCGACAGGAATGATCTGTAACGGCAACAGATTGACGATAATATCCGACTTGACGGGTTGAACGGCAAAGCGTGGAGAAGCGGCATCAGTCGAATTGACAAACGGCGCCGACGGGTTCGGCGAATAAATCGGGAGTAATAGTTCGACCGTCTCGGCAACTGCGGCGGTCTTGCGTGTGACCGCACTACTTGGCCAATCGAAAAGAGAAAATGGCTGTACAGGATTTGGAGAATAGAGCGGTAAAGAAACAGCCGGAGTTGTATCGTTTACCTTTACTTTTGGCGTTAACGCATTAAGCCAAACATTTTGATAGAATGGAGCAGCAACGACAACGACGGTCTGCACCGGCAGAAGATTAGTGACGTCATCAGCTTTGGCCTTCCAGATAGGATCGGAAGGTCTTGGCCAAAGAGTCTGCTGAAATGGCTGCGCTGGATTCGGCGTCAGCAGCGACGACAGAGTGACAGTATATTCCGGTTGCGTCTTCTGTTTCGGATAAATTACGACATAGAGCGGCGGCCGAAATATTGTAGCCATTCTTTACAATGTCTCGTAGATAATATGAGCACCGATCGCTGCAGACGCCGTCGAGCCTGTGAAAGAGCTCAAACTCATTTCGCCGAGCGATGCGGTGTTACCGAGGATATTGAAACGGTCCTGCGTATTGGCATAGTTTGCCCTGACGATGCCGCCGAACGCATTGAAGGTGAAATTCTTTTTGGCGAAAGCGATCGAGTTGGATCGGATTGATTGTGTCGCTGCCGTGATGCCAGCGACCGCCGGCGCGGTAATAACGGCCGCAGACGCAAATGTAGGCCCGTTGGTATTTGGTGTTGACAAGGCTGTAGGTGTGGCCATGACCGTCGAGTCGCGGCCGAGCAGCATGATAAGTGGCGCGGTCGAAGCCGCTTGGCCGCCCATATAGATCTCGTCGACGGAATTCATCTGCGTGGCCGTGCCGCCCTGCAACGCCATGTAGGTAAGAGTTGTCAAAGAAGAGCCGTCAGCGGTTCCAGCACCTGGAGTGATCGCGCCTACAGCAAAGGCATAAGTTGACATTGGTGATTCCTTCCTCTAGCGCGTCAGACGATTAAAGATTTCGACGATCTTTTGTGTGAGCGGAACGCAGGAGCCACTCAGTTTTCGTCGCATGGCACAAGCGTCGCAAAGATAGCCGTCATGCATGCTGCACCATTCGCGTTCGCGTGTGCGTTTTGGATTGAGAATGACATCCGCCCCGCAGCTGTGGCAGACGACCATGGCAGACTCGAACACCTGTCCAGCGCCGACTGCTGGCGCATTGAGTTTATTGGCGCTGATGAATTCCTGCGAAATCCCGGGCGAGTTCCGATGATCAATAAGGACGTATGCCTCTTCGGAGCGTTTGGTTCTCATGTAATGCTCTGAGCCCATAATGTGGCGCCCGACGCAATTGTCTCATTGATATAGACCACAGGCGCGATAGATTCTGTCGTTTGTGTCTCGTTGACATAAATCGGCCCTGTTGCGCCAGCAGCTATGGCTTGTCGTGTTGGCATTGGTCAGCTCTGGTTGATCAGTGGGTCGATGTAGAACGTGGTCGAGGCCATTGCCGCTTTGACGGTCACAGTGAGATAGCCGACAAACTGCGGCTGCGGCGAAGATAACGTGACCGCCATTGAAAATCGCGTCATCGCCTGCCAAACAATTTGATTGGCTCCCGAATTATCTGTGACCTGCGCGCCATCCGCTTGCCCATTGAATATCGTTGTGACACTTCCAGAAGTCCCGGTTCCTGAATGTGACACCATAAACCAAAGTTGTTGCGGGGAAGCATTACCCGCGAGAATAACGCCGGTAAATGCTCCATAAGCGTGCGCTGTTTGATAAGCCGCCGCACCAGCTCCCCAGGCGCTCGTGCTATCCGCAGTGAGCGCCGACCCGGTGGCTAGGTTGTTTGCCTTGGTACTATTGGCAAAAACTCCCAAGGGAAAACTAGCCGTACCAAGGTACTCGACTTCAATCCATATGTTATCGTTATTCGGGACCGCCGCACCCTTCCAAATACCATGAAGCGTAATGGTTCTATTGGCCGCGACAGCAGTATTCCAAATCACGGCCGGGAAAGATTCAAACGGAAATGTCCATTGCGAATTAGCAGTAGTCGTTATGTTCCAAGAAAGTCCAGTCGTGCCGTCCGATGCCCCGCTAGTACGAATGATCGTCGTTTCAGGAATAAGTGTGCCTTGATACCAATAGCGTTGCTGCTGATAATTCGTACCGGAACTATCCGACCGAATGATGTCCAACCATGGCCCCGCTCCGCTACCCACCGCAAAGGGCGTAACAGACGCACCAAGTTTGCAATCCAAGAACGTATATTGGAGAGAAGTAGACGTGCCACCACTGACAAGTGTTTTCCCACTTCCGGCCGCGCTAAGATCAACACCACGTAATATTACTATCCCGGAACCCGACAACGCTTGAATAAATAATGTGGTTGGTACGAAACCGGCGATTGCCGAAGCCGTATTTTCCCAACGAGTCAGTCCTCTGCCAACGCCAATGCTTTGCCCAACGGCGCCAAATTGAACAGGCGTGTTGATCAGCCAGATAAACCCGGCAGCATTAGCGATTCCGAATATAACCAAAGACGAAGCACTTGTATTGTTTAGAACAAGCAAACAATTCTCAAATCTTACCTGAACGTTGGCATTACCATTGGTTATTAGAATATCCGCAGTATTGGAACTCGATCCTGCACTAAAGGTCAATCCGTTGTAGTAAGCAAAATTTTCGATGGTTATATTAAACGCGCCGGTAGTGCTTATCGTGCCAGTCGTTGCAAGATCGCCAGATCCTGGCGGGGTCGCTGCAGGAGCATTCTTGACGCAGTAAACAAGATTTGGAGCGTTTGCGATGCCTGATGGTGCGAGAAGCGTCATTGCCGACGCTTGTGTCTCGGCATGAATGCTTGAAACGAAGAAAGTATTTCCTGCCTGACCCCAATTTGCTGCATATGCACTTGCTAACCGCGCATGTGGAGCTTGCCAGATTGAAAAGGCGCTGGCTAACCCACAGGAAGTCCATACCGCTGCGTTATCGCTGGCAGTAACGCCCGCAGTTGCCGAGAATGTTGGCGCACCACTAGTTAAACCCGCGCCTGCCGTTGTGCAAAGTTGAATAGATGCCGTACCGGAGTCATAAATATGTTGGCCCTGTACCCATGTCTGGCTGACAGTCCATCGCGGTGTATTTGTTATGTCTCCATTGAAACCGCTAAGGCCGGTGCATTCGTAACAGATGCCAGCACCAGTAAAAGAGTTTTTGGCGCCGCGGGTATTAACCCAAGTTGGCTCGCCGGTAGAAGTACCGGCAGTCGTTACGACGAAAACGCGCTCACTGCCTACTGCGGGGGCAGTCGCTTGCCGAAGCAAGTTACCCGCCACCCATGCTTTGTTGCTGTAAACAGCAACAGCATAATAACCAGTGGTCGAACCATTGCCGAAATTCACATACCAGGCGTTATCGAGGAGGGCCATATCATCACTGGCCTACCGCAGCACGGATGGCCGCCGCCTGAGCAGCAAAGGAAGTTAGCTGAGTTTTCAATGCAGATTCTTGCGTTGGAGTAATGCCGAACGCTGTCTCCAATTGCGCCGCTGTCGCTCCGTTGAGGGCGTCTCCTACCATGATCACTTGGGTCTGGGTGAAAGTGGCATACACCGCCCGCAACGCGGCGTAGTTCTGCGGTATGGTTGAGTAGTTAAATGTAAAGGTAGCCAGCGAACCGTACAGCGTGGCATTGTTGATATTGGTTGCAATCTCGTTGGCAACGGCGTTGGCCAAAACCGTAATCGCATCTGCCGCCAACTGTGCCGCGACTCCCGTTGCGTTCGGGGCTAAATAGAAGATGTCGTATGCGACACCGAGGCTGTCGGTGAAAATCTCATGCACCCACACGCGCCCGTCTTTCTGCGGGCTCTGCACCGCGACGGAGTTGGTGATTGTAGCCACCTTACGCCGCCTTGATGCCTAAACTCTGCAGAAAGTCCGTATGTTTTTTCTGCAATGCGCTGTGCTTGCCGTTCAAATCCGCAAGTTTTGCCGCCAGTGCATTCGCCTCTTCGGTGCGATCCTTTACCGCGACGCCAAGCTTGTTGTAGGTATCGACGAGCGTAGCGTGATCCTGCTTTAGATTTTCATGCTTGTTAGTAAGACCTGCCAACTCCATTCGTTTGGCATCAATGACCTTCTGTTCCTCCGCGGCAACGTCGGCCTTTCGCTTCTCGACATAGGCATCGGCGTCGCGTTTGCGGTTGGCGGCTTCCGTGTCGGCTTTTTTGAGCGCGGCGGCGGCGTTTGATTCGGCCTGCGCCTGCATTTTGGCGTGTTGGTCCTTCAATGCCGTTTCGTCACGTTGCGCTGCAGCGAGACGTTTCTTGGATTCTTCGGCCGCCTGCTCGATTGACACAACGGATTGCCATAACTCCGCAGCTTTGAGAAAGCCTGAGAATTGCGCGGCAAACTTCTTGGCGTCGTCAAAAACCCGCTGGCTATCGACTGCGCTCATCGCAGTTTCCTCATCATAAGTGATACCGTCATCGACGTTGTGCCGTCGCCTCCGACGATATGAGGGCGAATCTGGCGCACAGCCTCAAGAATGCCTTTGATAACTGGCGCGGTGAGAACGAGCGGCGTGGAGCTTGGATCGTTGAGAGTGGAAAAATTCACTGCGTCGTTCGATCCTTCGATCGCGACAGTGCCACCAGAGCCGAACGTGCCGCCGATCTGCACGCTGCGGTCAGCGTGACCGGCAATATTGTCCGTCGCGCTGACCGGAATTCCAACGTCGCCATTCTGCATCGGCCCCCATTGAATGATCCAGCCGGCGATAGCGGCTTGATCGGGGAGTCCGGTCCATAC